CGGCCACAAGGCTTACCAGTGCGTACATCTACCCACTTCTCCTTGAACCACCGCTTAAGGTCAGAACCTTTCTTTGTCTTCCTTACAGCCATTACTTCTTCTTACGCTTACCCCAGTTAGCAGCACCTACCTTGCGGCACCTAGCTATAGCCCCACTTGCGTACGCAGATGGGAACACTTTGTACCGTGCTTTAACTTTTTTGTAGCAAGCGTCTTTAGGCATGACTAATAACTTTTTCTTTTACCCTTAGACTTGCCTTTGCCCATTGGACATGGTTTGCGTGTTCCGTACTTTTTCATATCTATACTTTCTATTTAACTTGTGAACTTCCGAAGTAAAAACCTAGTAGAGCCAGCATCCCTTGCCGAACTTCTGGCAATAATACGAACCCCTCTAAGTTTTTCCATTTATCTGCTCCTATTCCTAAAAATTTAAACACTCCCATTTTTTGTGCCTCAATCGTTACTGGTATGTCAAAGAACGCCATGATGAAGGGAGCAAATACCACTGAAAACAAGATGCACATAGCGATGAGTTTGCGTACCCACGCTCCGCTTTCTCCTGATCTTTGTGCTGCTCTATCTGCTGAATCATCTACTATTCCCTGTTTCTTGATCATGGACTGAATGGCGTTTGCTTGAATATTCATCTGTGCTGAAATTAATTTCATTACAAACCCCGTGACTCCGCCCCCAAGCATTGCCACTAGCTCACCGTTCATTTCTTGTCTCTTATCTCCTTTAATATTTTTAAAATAGAAAGACTCATGAAGACCACAGTAAATGCAGATGCTACCACAGATAGCACTTGGTCTGTTCCTGCTAGGGCTAGACCTGCTCCCGATCCTAGCACACCTATAACCGATCTTTCTACCATGTCTTTCACTTGTCGTACTTTGAGGCGTACTCATTAAGCTTGCTGATTGAAAGCCTTCTGCATTCCAAATCACTTTTGAGGTCTTGCCTGTTATCTATATTGAAACATTCTTTGTCAAAAAATATGTAGTCCCTAAAGGCTTTGTACTCCCATTCGTTCTCTTCGCAAATAGAACCCAAGATCTGTTCGTAGTCACTAATATCCAAGAACCGATCTCCATTGGAGCCACCTATCCTGTTCACGCTCCTCATGATCTGTCTATAACCAGCCTCCCGTGTTGATCTCTGTAGGTTCGCACTGAGACGGTTTTGCGTAGTGGTGAACCAAGTTCTTCCTTTAACATTTGCGGCACCATTGAAACGCCTTCGCTCTTAATCACTGCACCGCCTAAACTGCTAGGAGCTGCTGGAGGAAATGTATTAACACTAACTATGTTAGTATAATCTGATTCACCAAATTGATTCCACGCTCGCACCCGATATGACAACGTTGTTCCTACAGGAATTACACCATCAACGAAACTGCTGTCATCCTCGTTAGTTGCAGCAATGAGGAGCCACTCTCCACCGTTTTGCTGCCGCCAAATCTCAAAACCATCCTCGTTGTCCGAGTTGTCCTGCCACGTCAAAACTAGATCGGCTCCGAAAAGAGTCGTCGTTGTGAACATAATGGCTGCAAGGAATTTTTTCATATCATGCAGGCTTAAATAGGATTTGATCCTATAGACGATGTGTCTATGACCAAATTGTCATACACTCCAAGTCCTAAAGATGGATGACCAGCTTTCAATAAAACCTTTGCGGCATCTGCCGATCCTGATGGAGAAGATATTGTTAATGCAGCAGAAGCTGGTCTAGTAGCACTAGATGCGTACCTCAATTCAATAGACGTACCCGATATTCTATCAATCCAAAAGTGAATCACGTCGTCTTTAACTGGAACAGACGATGACAGTGTTGCTGTGTTTGTACCGTCATCCTTGAGTTGCAAGTTGTCATAGTGTGGGCCAATAGCAATTAATTGGTTTCCCGATGCGTCTTGAATTTTTATTTTTGCATTACTGCCACTGCCAAACTCTGCACCCATGTAAGGCATCTTCCAAATAAAATACATATAGATATTGGCAGATGCAGTGAATGAATTGACTGCTGTGTCGCTTGTATACGGAGCAGCGGATTGTTCTTTTAATTGATATGATGCGGAACCTGCTAGAGCAGGTGTAAAGTTTGGGTTGGCCAAAAAACCTGATTGAGTAACAACTGTAGTCCACCCAGTGTTGTCATAGCCCGACGTTCCTTGATTGTCTGACTCTGACCCTTCAAATGTTTCAGTAAAAAGAAACGAGCTTGCAGTATACCCAGCCGCAGCAGCGTGGGCCACAACTTTGCTTTGCGAAAATGCTTGGTCGTATATAGCAACCTCATCTATGTATCCTTGAAATGATCTATTAGCGTAACCATAGTCGCGACCAATAGTCCAGCCATTGCTGCTAACATCTATGGCAGCGTGTGTAGTGGTTTTGACAGCGGGTGTTGTAAGTGTGCCGCTCTCATCAATCATATAAAAAGTTGCTTTAGTTGACTCAATGACTAATGCAACGTAGTACCAAGTGTCATCGGCAAAAGTTGGCCCGCTGCTAAATTGCCAAGTGGCTGATCCGTTGTTCCAATGGTACCCAAGCCTTTTTTCACTTGTTGACGGTCCGTACATGTTTAAACCAGACGCATTCGTAGCCCCCCTGATCATAAGAATACCTCCAGTGTGATCACTCGCCCCGTCTGTTTTTATAAAACATTCTATAGTACAAGGCAGCAAAGATGTTTCCGAACTGAGTGTAACAGTCTCTGCGTATTCGGAGTTAGCCTCCCTAAATAAAGGACATTTGTTTGAGTCCCCAGAAATTGCCCCAGTTTGTCCCAGTAAAGGAACAGTTGGATATGTACCATTGCTAGAAGATGTTACCTCATCTAATGCAGTGGTGCCACTAGTCTCGCCAAGTCTGTAGTAAAACAACGGGTTGTCTGCTAGGACAGTAGATCTGTAATCAGCAACTCCATTAAAACTAGCGTAAAATAAAGTTTGTAGGTTTGCAATGTCTCCTCCTCCTGTGTCACCCACTGAAGTTGCGCTGCCTACGTCCAAAGCACGGCTCCATATGTACGTCTCGTCCTGTTTTCCGTCATATTGATTGTATTGAGTACCACCATTGTATATTCTTTCGCCAAGGTGAAGTGCGTCTGTAGATGTTCCAGAAAAATTAGCAGCAAATTTTATCCTCAATACACCATTAATAAAGCACCAAGCATTTGTTCCGTCCCAAATTGTAATAAAATTGTACCATGTTCCTGCACTGTAAGTTGCTGCTGAATCGGTGTCATAACTATCACCTACCCCAACAACCGCCTCATTGGAATTTCCAAGACCGAAATACGCTCTATGATTATTATTGTCATGGCAACCAATGGTTCCGTCGAATGTGGCAGAATCAATTGCGTCTGCATTTATCCAGCAACTTATAGTCCAGTTATTGCTGTCTGGAAACCAGTCAGAAACGTGTCCACCAGAAGTTGAATAAGTGTAGCAGTTGTTATTTTTGCCTGTTGTAGAAGAAATGCCAGACCCTCTAACGGTTAAATTTGCATTGCCAAGTTCATCTGTGAGATCCTCGGCTAGGTACGCACGGATGAGTCCAGTGCTAAGACCGTTAGTTCCGCCTCCGCCTCCGCCTGATGTAGGCTTTAAACTGGATTTCCAGCGCAGCATTACAGCTTCTCGTACTCAGATTGGAAAGTTACAGTGAGGTCGCCAGCATTAGCTTTCGCTAGTGCGTTCTCCTCAGCCTTAAAACAATTTTTGATGTGGGTGCTGACCAGAGAAACCATTTCGTTCCAGTCCTCTAGCGTGTTGTGCCGAAATTCTTTTTGCCAAATTTTATGAGTCGTTTCAATCTCGTTTCCTTCCTCATCTAAGTCTGGGTATGTAACAGTGACGCGTTTGTCCATTTTCCAAGATGCGTAACCAGTAGTGGATGGATCTGCTGTTAGCATAGACAACACTGAGGTCATTTTAATCTGACTGTTCTCGTCTGTTCCTATACGCCACAGATCAAAATTTTCATCAAGCCACTCAACGCCACCTTGCTCCATATCCCAGCGGTCAGAAGTGATTTGGCCCTTAAGCCTGCTCTTGGCAGCATCTTCTCCAAAATCTATAACATCCCAAGCTTTCACCCAGCCCGTGTCACGCTGTTCAAACTTTTGCTGAACGTATTGCAAAGTTTTGTTGTACTCTGGCTGGGGGTCTATTATGTACGTGTAGCAATCAAAGTCTGCCAAGACCCTGTTATTCAAAGGATTTGGAAAAGATACATTTGGGTTGTCCTGCTTTAGGCGAGACTCTGAATAAGGCTTAGGTACTTCGTTTATAAGTTTTAATATATTCATTATGATAGTACCCCTGGTGACATTCCGTATAATGTGTTGTTAAGTTGCCAGATAACAATTAGTGTCTCATTGGTTGCGTCCAATGATGGAGCCGATCCTCCAATCCACTTTATAGTAAGTGAACCCCAGCTTATAGCATAGGCACTACCATCATCGATAACAAGAGTAATCGCCTCTCCATCGCTTAAAGAGTCCGTAGGGGTTACAGCTCCAGAAAGAACCCATCTTTGAATCGTTCCGTTAGCTGCATTTAGTGCAGTGCTTCCGCTAACGCTTGCATAATTAACAGCGTGTTCCTGTATAGCACCAGCCATGTCTAGGGTGGTAACTACGGGAGTGGTCAGTGTAGGACTATTAGTAAATGTTAAAACACCGCTTCCGTTTGTTTCAATTAACGCCTTGTTGCTGCCAGTGGCTGCTGGGAGAGTAAGAGTATAAGACCCTCCGCCACTAACAGCACTGTGGGCAGGTCCTTGAATTGTAACTCCGTGACTGTTTTGTTCACAGTTAAAGGTTATCTTTCCTATATTGGTGTCACTGCCTGATCCAGTGTTTCCCCTTAAAACAACTCCGCCAGTTCCATGCGGCGCTAAATCTATAGGTCTGTCGCTTGATTCAGTTACTATGTCAAATGTAGCCAAATCAAGATCTGCGGCCAAAGTAGGATTGCTATCACCTGCAACACTCTGCAATGCTGAATCAGCCTTAACACCTTGAGCAGCCGTTGCGTAGTCAGATGAGGCAAAAGCTTTGACCTGAGCCAAATTGGTAACCTCACTGTCCATCAACGCCCCAGCGGCGGTTACTGTGCTTGTATTGGTCACATCAGCATTATCAGCGATGTTATCCAGTTTAGTTTTGTTACCATTTACAAATGGCCCCTCACTTGGCTGGAGCTGGTACGATGACAGGTTTTGGTCGCCCGTGTTAGTGCCGCTAGTGTTTGATAACGTAGTTAAATCACCTTGTGTAACAAATTTATGAGTTGTTGAAGTATCATCAATATCATCGGCATCTTGTCTGGGGTTCCCCATGTACACCCAAGCCGACCCGCTGTAACGATAAAGACCTGCATCATACCCAGTACTTGCACCCGTAACCAATACAACATCAGCAGTAGATGGACTGCCGGGCAAGCTAGCATAGTTTGCTACCGCTGCCTTAAACTCTGGCATCGTCTGCGATTTTGTAATAGCAGCATCTACCGCTGTCCCTTCAAAATTTGATTCGTATGCCATTATGATTGTCTCACTTTAAATATTACGTGTCCTCCAGAGCCGTCAGAAACATTATAGTTTTGAAAACCACCAGAACCATTGTTGACAGTATAGTTCTCAAATACTGTTGGTCCAGTTGTTCCTATCCTAGCTCCTACGCGTCCTGCCCGTAAGAACTCAAGAATATTTTTAAGTCCTACGTTTCTCATCAGGACTAGTCTACGAACTCAGTGCTTTGAATTACTGAAGCTCCGCCAGATCCAAGAAACTTTGCTCCCTTAGCGGCGTTTTTACTTAGTACAATTAGTCCTTGTTCCTTTACAAGCAAATGACCGTTGCTAGCCGTTGGGGCTGATCCATCAAATGTAATAAGTACATTGTTGTCTTGGACATCAATTACTACATAATCAGTGTCTGCATGAAAAGCAGCAAAAGACACTCCGGAACCAGAGGTTGCTGCTGATAGGTTTTCTGAAGTTCCGTTCGGGTTTGCATTCCCGATATATAAGTTGGAGGTTCTTGAGTTCATTATCGTGATTGTTGAGATACGTGAGTTCTAAAGCGTTTGCCTATAGTGTTGTTGTTTGCTACTTGTTGGGGGTTGTCCATTTCTTCGCCTAGATAGTTCTCGGCAATTTGCTCCTCGAATGAGGCTTTATTGTGCTGTCCATCCATTCGGAGAAAATCAGCGTATGTGGCGTGAGCCATGTAATAGAAAAATTCTTGTGGTACTTCTGTTTCTCCTCCAGTTCCGGCAGTGTCTAGTGTAGTAAGAAGGCCAATGCGTTTTTTGTATGTCACAAAGACTTGCCTTTCTTCGGTATCCACCACGTTGAAAATATGTGCGCCATCACTTTGAACACTGAACTCGTATTCAACCGAAGACTGATTGAGGAATGGCTGATTTCGGTGGACTCGGACAAATTCGCCGATATCGCTCAAGTCGCGTACCTGCGGTGCATTTGCTTTTGCAGACGTAGATGTTCCGATCGACCATCCTGTTTCTGGTATTTGTGTTGTTGTGTCTGTCGTAAGAGAATAATACGCTGTTTCTGTAGCGTTTGGAAAACCCTCTATAATAATCCAAGCGGCACCGCTTCTTATTAAACTAAATGCTGCCGTCTTTACTCTGCCTGTCCCGGTAGGCACTCCACTTGCAGTGAAGATGGTACCAGGATCGTTGCTAGAAGAACCAACAGATGTAAAATCTGAGGTACCAGCATATTCAATTTGGTATGCTGTACCGCTCTCTATTGCGGTGGCAGATATGTCGATGGTGTCGTAATGTGTGTACGCCGACTGGGCGTTTTCTGTGCCATTACGCTCATACAAACCATTAACGCCATCAGTACCTGCCCCAAACACGTAGTACCCGTCTTGAGTAAATGGACATATTTGGTTTTCAATGGTACGTGGTTCAGCAGAAATAAGATACCGTACCCAGTACGGCGTGCGGTTGTACGCTTCGTACATCCGCCTGTTTGCTAAAGCTAATAGATGAGCGTTTTCAGCAGTGGTAAAATCTGATGTACCCGCCAGGGCGGATATCAAATCATACAAGTCTTTATTAGCTTTATCCTGCATTACGCGTTGTTGGGTGAGAGATCCTTAAACCTCTTATTGTAATCTTGTATAAATTCTTTAGAATGCACGGTGTCGTTTCCGTACTTCTTTGTTAGTCTAAAAAACTCTCTTGCTGGCATTACTGCTACTGGCTTTCCCAGAACAGGGTGTTCTTTCCCTTTAAGTTCCGCAGATTCTTTTCTGGCAATATTGGTTCGAGCTTTTTCGGTTTCCTTCTCAAACTTTAGACCAGTCATAATCTCACGCATAAACGCTCGATTTATTTCTCCGTCGCTGTACCTTGGAAGGGATGTAATAATATTCATTTCTTTTTTAAAAACAAACAGCTTTTGAAAAATCTATGGAGGCTTTTCGCTACAATAATAAACGATTGTCCTTCTTCAACAGATACCCCCAGGGGGTAATATCTACTACACGATGACTTAACGTCACAGTTTACTCCTTGGCACTTAATAATATTCATATAAAAAAGGGAGGCCAGAACTGGCCTGACCTCCCCTAGTTAATTAGTTAGAAAAAACTAAGCTCCAAAAGCTGCACCAGCGGTTGGATAGTATTCTAAAAGAACACGAATCTTACCACCATTAGCAAGAGCTTCATCTGCTTCACCTGATGAGGTGAAAGTGATGTCTAAGTTATCTATTGCCGGAGCGAGGTACACATCATCACCAGTGTTGGTGAGGATTGTTCCCGCAGCCACCGGAGTTTGACCCTCGGCAAGTTCTGCGGATGCAATCAGACCATCCGTATCACCATTGTCTCCCATGATAACGGTATAACCAGTATACGTGGTTCCTGATGTTGATTTTGCTGGAACAATCTCATCTACGATGATTGATGCCTTACCGATCTTCCCAGCAAGCTGAGAGCTTGCTAGTGTTACATTAATAAGACCCCCTGTTGGAACATCGTCTTTAATGTCGATGCTTCCCTCATGGGTGTATCCCGCGGCTAAGGTTTCTATGTTGCGAACATTTTTTAATTCCATTTCAGTTTCCTCCTTATGCGATTGCGGTTATTTTACCATGTGCGCCGGGATGGTAAACTGCGAGCGTAAGCGCACAATCAACGTATCCACGCTCTCCGCCACCTTGATTAGGTAGGCGAGAACTGCCCATTGGGATTAGCTCTGCGATGCCAGCAAACTCAGGATTGACAAAATAGCCAGTATCCTTAGCCACCGTATCGGGTGCGCAATCCGGGTTCATGTTTACAACAGAAACGATTCCGTGGTCAGACTGATAAAGCTCAACAGAGAGCTTAATCTGAGCAGACTCTCCGTTGTAATTTACGTTCCGAATAGAAGAATTTCCATTTCCAGCCGTTCCAAGTTCTCCAGTGCGAGCAAAGTCGCTGATAATCCGGCGGAGAGCAGTATCTGCAATGAGCGTCAACGAGTTCGTGTTTCCACTAACGCGGTAGATGGAAGTGATGATGTTGTTCATCGCGGTTTCCGTGAACGCACCAGTATCATGAATGCTGTCGGCAGGCGTGCGGTAAGCTGCGGGAACTTCGGTAGGTCCACTGCTATCAATCCAGTCGCCAAGGCCACGTAGCTTATAAACAGAACCAGCTCCGTTTTCGGTGCCTAGATCGTTGTTCGAAAGCAAAGTAGCTTCAATATCACGCTTTATTTCGCGAACTGCTTTAGCTTCAGCTTGAGCGATCTTAGCAGGGCCAACAGAATCAACAGCCTCTTGGAGGTCGCTAACCATGTAGTCCCGGCGAAACTTTTGGGTGTTATTTGCAAGACGCGCACGGCCACTGAACTGGTCAGTGAAAGTGGTAACGTCAGCTCCTTCAGCTATCCCAGTAGTTCTGGGAGAATCGAGAGAGTCTACAGTCCATTCGTGGATCGTGCCAGATGCACGAGTTTTTGACAACGAGGACAGGACCGGAGTTTCCTCAGGAGCCAAGATGGTTAGCACATCGCTAAGATCTTCTCTGTTGGAAGCAGCCGAACCCGGACTAGTTGTGTCGTATGTATTTGATAATGACATTTTAAGTATTTAGGTTAGGTGAGGTGGCGCGACCATCGCGCTTCTCTCAGTTTCTGGAAGTCGTCTTTGTTGCCAGATTCCTTAAACCGTGATGACAAATCTTTCAGTGCTTTGGACGAATTGTCCTCAGACTTATCGGACTTGGCTCCAGCCGGAGACGGACTTTTGGGCGGAGATGGCTTGAATGCATCTTGTGCATTTGTGGATGGCTTAGACTTGCCGCCGAACATGCTATTAACCGAATGGGCTAATAGGTAAGGCAACTGCCAGCTTAAATCAGGATTTTGCTCATAAGCCTTTTTAAGTGCGGGTTGGCTGGCTAGCTGCACAAACTGTTTAGTCTGCTCGCTCTCTTTGTCGCCTAGCCACTTGAACTCCTTTATAGCTTTTTGACCATATTCCTTGCGTAGCTTAGTTGCATCCTCCACCTTCTTTACCGTGCGGAACTGATCCGGTAGGTATTTATCACGAGACTTCCTGGCTTGTTTCAGCGCTTCACGCACCTGAGATTTTGTCATAGCCTGTCCATTTGATTCGGTAACCTGTTCATCAGGTCCGTAATCGGCAGACTCAAATAGGACATCCTCAGCCCATTCAATCACATCATTGATTTCTTTGGCTTTGTTTTGGATGTCCGAGACACTCTTCAGATCGTCGTAGGGATTGTTCTCGATTTCAGAAGTGGCCGAAAGAACCTGCTCTTGCTGGGTCTTTAGGTTATCCTCAAGATCTCTTGCTTTCTCTTCGGCAGCTTTAGCCCTTGCGGTGAGTTGACCAAAACGATCAACCGCTCGGCTGGACAATGCCTCGGATAGTTGCTTTATTTCCGTCTCGGATAAATTATCCAAGTCGATATTTGAAAGAACATTTGTCTGGCTTTGGACTTCTTCTTCCTCCTGGGGTTGGGACTCAGTCTCAACATCCTCAGAAATGGAAGACTCCTCAGCCTCCGGTTCAGGTGTAGGAGGAGCAGCTTGCTCTTCCATTTGCCTGGCACGTCTAATTTCAAAGTCAGACGCGGATATATTAGTGTTTTCCGCTGTGTTTTGAGAGGCATCAGCGATCGCCTCGACTACTTCACTCATGTGTTTTGCTGTTTCCGCTTATTACGCCTAGCGATGGCGAGCCGTGATTATATCACAGGAAACAACTCATTCCACATAAGCATGCCATTTTTTTAGCAGATCTTCGTAGTCGCAATCTTGGAGGATGTCATCGTATGCCGATATCTCTCCAGATATTTGCATCACCTCATCGGGAGAGGATCCGCGAAGCCGGGCTATTGAAGATTCCCGGCGTTGTTTTATGATGTTAATGAAGCGAGCAAACTGCTCATACTTCGAAAGAAAAGCTACATCATTCTCCGGACTCGTCGCCATATGCTTTTACTAGTTGCTTATGATATTTCTTGGAAAGATCTACACGCCTATCACGGTGTGGCTTTCCTGGACGAAGAAATATTTCCATAAACTTATCGCTTACAAATTCTGGATCATCAGATTGGAATGCCTCTCTAAGTTTCTTGGCATTTCCGGCTCCCATAATGTTTTGCTTTTTACCATATATGTTTTCGTAAACATATTTCACTTGGGAATCGGTGTTATCCGGCAAGCCTTCCTCAGCCAAATATTCCCTGTAATAAGGTTTGTGAAAATCAAATTGGAAAACACCATATCCTCCGCCACCACCATATTGCTTTTGGTCGTATGCAAAACTGTTTCCAGTCTCTACGCCAGAGTTTCCATAAATGGCAGCTTCCACCACAGGATTTTTACCAAAATACTTTCTAACCGACTTAGCCATCCTATTTAAATTTAGGAACTTTTCTCGGTCTTTCCCGTATTGAGATGTACTTTTATTATCTGGCATTACTTCTGCATGCCTTGAGTCTGCATCTGACCCATCTGGGCTGGTGCTGTACCAATACGCCCTATTTGGGCGTTCTGAGCTTGCTGCATAGCGAACTGATACTGGCCAGCATATTTCTGAAGACGAGCCGCAAAGGCTTCATCTTGTTGCAGACGCTCTTGAACGTCTTGTTGCTGCGTATATTGCTGAATAATTTGAATAGCCGCTTGAGAGCCATTCGGCCTTGCTGGTACTTCGATGCCTGCATAAATTTTGGATAAGTCATCAGTGATGTCTTTTAACATTTGGTCTTGTGCCGCTTCTACTGGCCTCATCACTCCATCCGCTAAAACGGGATCGATAGAAGAAGCTATTGCAGATAGGAGTTTGTCCATATCTATACGGCCATTCCGGTCCATCTGGACCAAGGAAAGTAGTTGATTCATTTTGGCCTCCTGCTTGTCACCATCGGCATTGAGAACATCAAAGCTAATGGTAATATCAAAATTTTCGTCAGGGTTGCCTTTGCTGAACATTTGAGGATCTGGAACTCCGGTAACATTAAAAAATATATTATCCTGTCCAAACCTTTGGAAGTTTCGGTAGCACAACGCGATTACCTCGGCCATGTGCTGCAAATATTTATCTACCAAGAACTGACGGCGTATTCCAGATAGGGGAGATTGTTCATCCAGCCCCACCATGCGATCGGCCTGCTCTTGGAGATTGTTCTCCATTTCAACCGATCCGGGATTGAAACCCGGTCCTTGCATAAACCTTATCTCACCAGCTCTCACCTCCGGAATAAATCTTCCTGGACCTATCTCTTCGGGTTTACGTCCCTTCGGGTGCGTAACGGCTGGAAGAGTGGACAAGCTGTTGCTGTCTATGCGACTATCGCGTTCTACCTTTACCTGGCTTTGTATTCCCCGCAGAAGCGATGGAACATTCATGGTGTCATATAAACGCTTAGTATCCTCGCTAAAACGTGTGACTACCACAGGGTAGTCCTCATAGCCATTGAGTAACTCGAACTTCGCATACCCAGGTATGCCTAAGCCCTTATCGCCCGAAAAAGATTCGTGGAACACTGTCTCATAGATCCCTTCTGACCCGTCGGCCTCATCGATCAATCTCTGGTATCCGTGTATTATTTCTACTAGTTCCTCGGCCTCGTAAGCATCGTCAGTTATTGATATGCTACGCCTTCCCTCCTGTTCCCTCTCCAAGGAGTTTATGTTCACTCCAGAGAAGTTAGAGACGATGTGTTCCACGAAATTTTCATCCCACCCATCCGTAATCACCTTGTTTTGCAACTCTTGTGCGGTGTAGTAGGTACGCCAGAAACAATATGGCGCACGTTGGGGGTCTGTGACATATGCAGGAAAAATGAAATCACCATCGGGAGCCAATGTCTTTACCTCGGGTGCATTGATCTGCCTCCTCACCGTAGGCACTTCAGCCATGCCAAACTGACGCAAATCTTTCAATGCCTTCCTTGCGTTTTTCTTTGTCACCTTAATTACCGCCTGCATCTGAATGACCACCTCATCATCTTGAGTGCCATCCAATATCATTTGGGCTAGGTTGGGGTCAGCAGCAGCGATACGCTGCATGTCAAATTTTTGTTTAAAGGTGCGGTCTTCCATCAACCACCCGCAATAGGTGATCATAATACCACGCTCCAAGAAGTAGTTGGCCGCCAACTCCGATTCACGCTTAAAGCGTGGAATGTATCCTGACGTAGTCATCCACTTCAAGAAGTTGCTTACCACCTTAGATCTTGGAACATCAGCCACCTCTACGGGAAAAGCCTGGATGTTCGCCCGGTTTAGGGCGGACATAAACAAAGATACTAACCGGGTAACACGCTCATCAATAACATGACTTTCCAAGTCGGATGCACCATCCCATGGAAACGCATCAGAACCATGCTTACGCAAGTCCCGACTTTTCCCAGGCCACCAGTTGCGGCGATCGTCGTAAGACGTGCGGCACAAATGATAATAGGACTCAAGCTCAGTGTCGGTGGTTTGGTATGCTTGACGCAAAGCCTCTATGTCCGGCTCCTTAGCAACATATGTAATGGCTTTGGAATAGTCTGTTTCCATGTTAAATGTGTTTCACTTTCTCGCAGACTCTCTCCACGACTACCTGGGTGTAGTTTTTATTAACGCCTATTCTATCACAAAAATCGATGGGATCCATAACGGCATGCCAATTTCCTGTGGCGAAAGCCCTCCAGACCTCCCACCCAAGCAATCGATCGATTTGTTCTGACTGCCAGCTACGACATAGAACCAACGAATCCAGCTTACGTTCTTCTGTACCTGTAAGACGTTCCACTGACATCCCGTATAGCTTCTATCAGAATAATTTTGCCTACTAGCTTTTGAGCCAACTTCTTAGGTACAAGGACTGGAACCTTCATGCTGTTTTCCCTAATATAAGCATATACATACTTCTTATTTGGAGCCACTTTGATGACCTGTCCCTTGTAGTGGGCTGGGGTGGCTTCGGGTACATCCATAGCCTCGGACAATATCTCTTGGCCTTCCTCACTTATCCAGGTGTTCTTACCCACACCAGTTATCATATCATCGGATAGTTTTTCCTTGGCCAATGCCAATAGATCATCCCACTCATAATCGCCCTCACGAGCCAATGCACTTAGTCTTATTTTCATTTAATATCCTCCAGAAGCTCGACGAGTGACGGCCAAGTCGCGAGCGGTTACGTGGACTGGACCTTCTCCGAAATTTGCCATTCGCAAATAGCGTATAGCATCAAAGAAATCCTTAAGGGGTTCGTCCATTTTACCCTTTGAGTTGTAGTTTATGAGACTGTCGATAAGGTTGCGGCAGCTCTCGTGAATGTAGCACCTCGGGCGGTTGGCTGCATCAATCAGCTCATTCGGGTTGTAATTAAACCACTCATCCAATGCGGACAATCCCACCTCCTCCATCCGGCCATCGGATGGAACGAATGTAAATCCATACTCCTCGAAGGACATAAACAAATCTTCATTGTTCTCATTCTCCTTTGCAAAAAACCTGGAGTCACCAATTCGCTCAAATACCTCTACACCTAGGTCATCCTCCACCTCATCGAACAACTCGCAATATCCATGGACACTCAACCCTATCTTCTTTGAAGCAGGACCATACCTCCATTTGGGATCCCCAAACTCAGCCCATTCTCCATAGGTGTCCCAATCGGGCCACTCACGGCAGATGTAGACATTATCCCGATCATCAACGGCAGCCCATATCGAGACATGGTTTCTGGCACCCGCAGGGTCTACCACCTGATAAATGGTATATCTTTCCTTGTTGGACACATCGGGAAACGTCATGCCATACTTATTCTCCTTCTTGTCACTCAACACATTCACCTCAGTGTTGAAGAGAGGAAGGAGAGAGGTCATACTCTTGACCGGAACACCATACGCACGGACAAGTATTTCCTCATCCGGTCTACCGCGAAGGTCTTTCGCTATACGCTCGTACCCCCCGAATGGGTTCTCGTCTGAATGCAAATAGACCACAGAAGCATCCCTAGAGGGGCTGTACTGCCGCACAGGGACTTCGCGGCCCTCGATGAGGGCTGCACCCCTAGTTTCCAATGTTTCGACGTTCTTGAGGTAATCAGAGATAAAAGGTGTGTAGCCATCTATAGGTGTAAACCCCACACCCATCACCGCATCTCGGGTGGCTAGACGAAACCTCAACGTGTTTACTAGCGTAGCGTCACCCAAATATTCATCCAACCAAGCACCAATATTGATGCCATTAGGATCTGGAAACCCATATTCAAACCCTTCAAGGATGGTTTGGTTGTTGCTAAACTGAGTGTATGTCTTGAAATCTACCCTAGTTCGGGTATCTGGGAAGATGAAGCTTTTACCAGTGAAGCCATTTTGCATGGAGAAGTTGATGTAACCATCCATGCTTTTGGTCTTCTTCTTCATCTCACGAGGCATCATCTCCCATATCGCAGCTTGCTGCACCTTAATGGAGGTGTCCTCATTCTGGCTAAAGCATACCACATGGCCATCCCTACTCTCCGTAACGGCCTCCATCACTATCTTTGCAAAACCAGTGGTCTTACCAGATCTGTTTCCCCCGAGAGCCAAACACTCATTATAGCTTTGCAACCCCTCGCGGATGCGTTCCCAACCCGGCAGATCAAACCCATAACGGATGGGATCGTTTACACTTGCCTCTATGCGACCCTCATGGGCTTTGTGAAGCTGCTTGAGCAGTGGGAGATTATGATCGTATAACCAAACTATCTCCTCCGCTGTAGGGGCTTCTAGGAAGGGATGTTCTGTGAAACTAATCATCTATCCAATCAATGTTCTGCAACTCTTGTTGAGACTTCTTCGCAACAAGGGCTAACAACACTGCTAGGTTTTCTTGGAAATGTTCACTATCCACTTTGTTAAAAATGTCATATTCAAACCCATTGTCAGTGATGGAAGCCACCATCACGGTTTCCCACTCCGGGACAATGGTGTCCAGGGACTTCTCAACAAGCTGCATGTTGTTGTTCATGTTACTCAATGATTTTTCTTATCCCATGTCTAATCGGCGGAACCCGAAATGGGCTACGCTCAATGGTGGAGGAAGTGGGAGTTGCACCCACGTCCGGAAAGGCCACTGCCTCTTCCGTCGAATCTATGTTTCCCCCGAAAATACGCTCCCAGCCCCGGTCGTATGCGTCCCGATTGGTGGTTCTGTCTCTGTCACCCTTACCGCTCATCAACCACCTCCGCAGGTATAGCCTCATCAGCCATCTGGCTACGAGCTTGTTCCATGAGCTTTTTGTAGTCGTCGTCCGTCCACACCTTCTCTTCACGGCTGATACTCGTTGCCTCCCCCCGAGCTAGCATAGCTTCGCGGCTACTGTTGGCCTTGGCAATGGAGATGTCCTTGATGTCCTTGAATGTGGGCTTTAATTCACCACTATCCATGCCATCACGCACACTCTCTATCATGTCCTCCTCCAGGCTAGTTATGTTTAGGTAGGAGTAGGAGGCTAGCTTACCCCCGAGTTCACGCCATTTACCCAATTGGTCCGCATAGGTGGATATGATCCGTATCACCGTAGCCCGGTCATACTTGTACTTCTTTACTAAACAGGTTTGGGACTTTCCCTGAGAATGGAGGAATAGAATGTGGGCAGCCTTCTGCGGATCGTAACGCTCCAAGAGCTTGACGTGTGGAGGAGCAGCGGCCTCAGCCCGACGAAGTTCGTCTTCAATGGATGCTAACAACTTGTGCTTTATGGCTGCTTTGTCTTCCTCCACTTTGACAGGGTACTGGATTGGAGCCATGAAGTCAACAAATTTTCGAAGGTCAGTTTATGAGTAGTAGTATCCGTGTGATGCGGGAGTTGACTCCCCCCCCCCTCTTTTGATTTGGCTCGTTACTGTGGTCAATGTGAGACGGTACATCAACGCATTGGCGGAGCCGATGTAGCGAGCGTAGCGAAGACTACAGCGGAAAATTTTTTGGGAAATTTTGGTGATGCAAGTTGGCATGGATTTTGAACGGGTCGCGCGTGGGCGGTGGATTTGCTCTTTGGTTGGGGGATGAATCGCGGGCGGGTTGTGGCACAAAAAAGCCGCAACCAATTACGGCTGCGGCTGTGGTCTGGATTGTTTCCGGCGTGGCTAGTAGCCGAGCAGTAGAAGAATCAAGAAGAGGATCGGCGCGGAGATCAGGCAAAGGCCTACGATCAGCGCGGCGGCGTTTTCTTCCTCCGGCGTCCGCCTCACTGTCCCACCTCCAGCTTTACGGCGTCAACGTGGAATCTGCTCACGGCGTCCGCCGTTGGCAGGTTGCGATTGTGGCGGTTTCCGGCTACATGTTCACACCATTCATCCCACCATTTTTCCGATCCGTCTCGCTGGCAGTACTCGACATATCGTGCAACGTGCTTTCGTTGCGTGGCGGGCTTCGCCTTCTTGTTCAACTTCACGAATGTCGCTGGTAGTCCTTCGCGGCGTAGGTTGTGAACGTCTAGACACGCAACATTGAACCCCATTAATTGGCATAGAAAGCCAGCCTTCGGCAGTCCTAGGCATGGAATCGATGTTGCAAGCGTCACAGCCTCCTCGGTAGCGTCGCGGCTTCTCAAGCGTTCAAACTCCGGCAGTAGTCGCGTTGCGTGTTCGCGTCCGTATTTCAATCCGGCCGCCTTTTTCCCCCATAAACAAGCGGCTTTCAGTCCATCGCGGGCGATCTGTCGTCGTTGGCGTCGACAAGTCGAAAGTCCGGCTTGGATTGTTGTTAGAACGAATTCCAACGAGTCAATGAATCCGGCT